CTTTACTATCTTCTTATTATACTCGATCCAAATGAAATCGTCAACGTATTTATTGATCTTTTTCACGAATCCTAGCACTTTGTCTAGTATAATAAAAGACTCGATTGATATATCTTCAGAGATGAGGAGTTTCAGAATTATTGGATGTTGTCCATCATCACACTGAAACACCTCATCAAACTGAAGATCATTCCGATCCATATAATCACGAAGTTTACTCATATCTTCACGGAATGAATATTTAAGTGACTGGAACTTTCTCTTCCATTCGTTAAAGACTTGTTCAGCCTTGTCAGAAACAAGACCTCCACTCCAATTATTATCCTCCTTGATTAGATTTGAAACGAAGAATGGAACAAGTTCCTTCTTATGCCTCCTTTCTATCTTCTCAAAGAAAAACTTGTCTTTACGTCTTAAAAAAGATTCCTCCTTTACTCTCAGTTTACCATTATATTTAAAGTAATCATAATCAGTCGTAAAATGACTTCTCAACGCAAGATAAGTTTTATACGCATTGAAACCAGGAAACGACATCACATGGGCAATCTGCATAATTTCTCTGTTAGTAAATTTAAATCACTAGCCTCTGATTCAAGCTTCGCCTTGATAACTTTATTAATCATTTTAGCAACAGATTCAATCTCTACATTATTCTTTTCACAAAAATTGATAATTGCGTCAATATAAGATTCACCAGTTTCATACACAAAATCTTCAATTTCTTGATTGAACTTATTCTTATCAATCATTTCGAAATAATTCCTCCAGTATTCTTTCTTACAATATCTTCTGAGATTGCTTCAGCGTAATAGATTTCTAGTACCTCAGCATCTTCTACACATTCAAACCAATGATATTCACCCGGCTTCACTGTAGTGAAATTTCCTGGTCTTAGTTCTGTCTTATCTGTATGATCATAATCATTCTTACGTACAAAAATATTCATTTTACCGCTAATACAATAGAATCCGTTCCACTTGTGTTTATGTAAATGTTCTGAACATTTATAACCAGACTTTGTAATGATTCTGTGAACTTCAATCATGGGAGTCACTAAAAGAGATTCTGTCTGACCCCAAACTTTACCATAAATCATTTTTTAACCACTCCATCAATTTCTAAAATTTGTTCTATTATTTTTGGAAAATCTTTTAATTTAATCATATTAGGACCATCACTCGGTGCATTATCAGGATCTGGATGGACTTCCATAAAGAGTCCTGCTATTGATACAGCGGTAGCTGCATAAGCAATAACAGAAGCAAAACGTCTATCACCCCCACTTGAACCTCCCTGACCTCCTGGATATTGTACGGCATGTGTGCAATCCATAATGACAGGTGCATATTCTTTCATCACTTCTAATGAACGCATATCAACAACGAGATTGTTATATCCAAATGTTGTACCTCGTTCAGTTAACATTACTTCATTATAACCAAAGGATTTTATCTTGTCAACTATATTTTTCGTTTCCCATGGAGATAAAAATTGTCCTTTTTTTACATTCACAGGTTTACCAGTTTCGGCAGCTGATTTTAGAAGATCGGTTTGCCTACAGAGAAATGCTGGTATTTGAAGAATATCAGCATTAGTTACGGCACATTGCCAAGATTCATGTACATCTGTTAATGTAGGTATACCTCTATTTCTTATTGAATCAAATGCATAATACGCACCATCAAAGTCTCCTCTGTATGAAGAGGATGATGTTCTATTTGCTTTATCAAAACTCATTTTAAAACAAAAGTTGACAGATAAATCGTCACAAATCTCTTTTAGAGTCTCTGCGATTTCCACTGCCAACTCTTGATTTTCAAAAACGCACGGTCCAGCAATAATCGATAGTTTCTTATCGTTAGCGAGACTATTATAAAAATTATTCATAAAAAATATGCTTTCCTATTCTAATTAATACCTTTTTATTTTTGCTCCATTTAGGTACGACATAATCCGCATGATAAAATCTAGAACCTCTTGTGAAGTCTTCTACATTAAAGTGTAGTAATGTATCTGCTATATTAATAGCTTTATACCAAGTTTGTAAATCTTTTGGTGTATCTGATTTACCGTCACAATACCAAGAAAATTGACACTTATATTTTACTATTTTGTTGTTTATCTTTATTGCCTGATATACAACGTCGCAGATGTTATTAGGGAAATCTTTGTCTTTTACACGATTTAGAGTTACGAGACCAATAGCATATTGACCAATAATTTCTTCTCCTCTAGCTTCAAAGTATATGTTTTTAGCTAAACAGTTCAGACTATCTTTATCTACTTCGTGACTGTCTGCATTACCCGGCAATGTTGCCATAGATACAAAAATAAGAATTAAGTAGAAAAAACAAAAAATGGTAAACTTTGCGATTCCCTCTTCGGAGAATTTAAACAATGTTATATCCTTTAATTGTTATAAGTGATTGGGTCCGTTATATGACAGGGTGGAACCCATACCCCGTGACTACAAGTCGATTAAGCCGCTAGGCGGATATCCTCGAAGTGGTTGTCATTTGCAACATTAAAGTTAGCATTTATAGTTTTGGTCCGATACGCTGGTACCATGGCGTCTACCTCGGTTTGATCTTTACTACGTCAGTCGAACCTAATATCACCCCCCGCATAAGCATACCACAACAAACTCTTTCGTGTCTAGCAAGGTCTCATTACTAGAGACGGTGATATGCTTATGGTGGAGGTGACGGGTACTGCCCCCGTGTCCTGAACGTTTATTCTATCTCCTCTCAGACGGTAGATTTAATATTTATATTATTCATCTCTAGACTCTTGACATAATCAAATTCATCTGCAAGCCGGTCCAGATATTCTTCGTATTCCTCACGAATCTTAGGATATCGAAACGCTTCTTCATACAACTCAATAAGTTCAAACATCACATTCACTCCCTCATTCATCTTACCATTCTACACGGTAGCCTTGACGCTTAAGGTAACTGACTACCTCCATCATATCGTTACCGCTAAAACACTCGTAGTGCCGACCTTCAACGAACTTTCCGGTTTCGGCATTGTAGAGGTTGGCGTAGTAGTTGCCGATGGATTCTTTAGAAAGATCTACGGGTGTCTTAAAACGATGGATTTTGGACATCTTGTGTTCCTTCTGTTATGTGTTAGTGTTCTTACAGTATAGTACCAAAATGAATTAATGTCAACGAAAAAGTTGAAGAATTTGTCTCATCAACTAGAACATCCTTTCTATAAAAAAATGATGGCCACGATTTTTCCCCTCTTTCAGTACTCCATCTGCCATCCCTACTGGTACCTCTCTGAAACGAGCCTCAGCAGCACGGTGTTATTTATATTTGGTACGCCCACCAGGATTCGAACCTGGACCGCTCCCTAATCTGGGGACCATATGCCGGTTATAAGCCGGGTGTTCTACCGTTAAACTATGGGCGCATATTTCTCGATCTCGGCAGGACTCGAACCTGCAATATTTAGTTTAATGGCGCCCCGTGCTGGACTCGAACCAGCGACCTACGGTTTAGAAGACCGTTGCTCTAAATCCTACTGAGCTAACGGGGCTTTATTAAACTATACCAATTAACAGTTCCAACACAATTTCGAAATTGCGTATGCAAAAGGCAAAAATGATAGTAGAACAAATATTACCATATACCAACCAATCAAGGCAATACTCTCTTTACGACTACATGCGCCATCTCAAATGGTAGAGTTACGACATCGTAAGCAATACCAATAGGTGTCAATGGTGTTACAGCACATGCTGAAAGCAAAAGACTGAGACTGATAATGATTACCTTTTTCATAGTTCCTCAATCACATAATTTTCCATTACTTCATTATATACTGACTTGGCAATGTCGTCAACTAAATTTTCATCACATTCAATATGGATAGTCTTACCGATTCGAACATTTTCAACCATATCATATCCCATAGATCGTAAAGCATTTGCTACTGCATCGCCTTGCATATCTTTGATACCGGGACGAAGAGTTGTGGTGATCCTATATTTCTTTATCATTTAGTTTTTCTCTAACCCAGTTAATCTTATAGTCAGTGGACCACTCGCTAAGATAAGCATTGTCTTTGTCGAACAGATCCAACATTTCTTCTTCAGTGACAAGAGTGCTGTCTACAATATATTCGCCCATATGTTTTTGAGAAAACTCTTCACATTCTTCCATACTCACTGTATCTTTTGCCCATTCTTCCGGCCAACAAGGTTCATCAGGATTCAATTTCTGCAAATCATCTTTATGCATCACATAACGCATACGATGAGATGAAATACAGGTTACGACAACATAATCTTTACTCATTTAATAATCCATTCCTAACTAGTCTGTTTCTTCTGGCATCATTTCAACATCTTTCTTCTCCACCATTTCACCGTTACGAACAACGTAGTGTTTAACTTCACACATACTTGACTTAATATAAGCACGACCTCCGTCGATCATATTGCCGTTCTCAAACCGTTTATAATCATGGCGATGTGCGCTGTACTGTAGATTGCCATCATCATCTTCAACAAGCCCAAACTCTACAGATTCAATTCGATCTGCATTGGTAATCATAATTTGTGGCTTTTGTGTTACTCGTGTATCAACCATATTGTAATATAATCCAAAGTAATGGTTACCAAACTCAGGATGTGGAGTCTCTCTGTAAAAGATATCCATTGCCCATGCCTCATAGCCCAGAGCACTTGTACACACATAGGTAACAGGAACACCATCTTTCTTAGTATAGTGTTCACTAATCTTGTCAGTATCAAATAGTGGTTCGTGTTTAATCATCATTTCAATCCCATAGCGATTTGTTATTTTATGATATAATCTAGATTTAACCAGTCTGTTTCTTCTGGCATCATTTCAACTTTATCACCGTGTAGTTCTTTAAGTTGATTCCATATATGAACATTGTTATTGCGTAGTGTATAACTCTCCTTACCGCAACTATAGCAACTGCCAGTTGATCCATAGAAGTTAAATCTATCACCAGCATCCTCTACACGAGTAATGCCACTGTTCATACGCCAACTGTCGCCGTCAAGGTATCCACCGCTCCAACCAGCAAGAACACGATAATGAGGATCATCACCGTTTATTTTAATAACAACCCAGTTGTCAGGATTATAATTAGTCATTCTCGTCTTTACCTCACTTATCCCAAGTAATTTTTGGATTACCATCATTATAATATGATTCTAGTATTTTGTCAAGTGTTTCTACCGTCTCTGTCTTGTATGAATCTAACCATTTTGAGAAACGATTCCAATCTTCTCCAAGCATAATAGGCAATCCAATCTCTTCTGGATATGCGCTTTCAGTTCCGTAAATGTCAATACGACCACCTGACCATTGCTGAGTGACTTCTTCAGGCTCAATAGTCTGCTGTAATATCTCACTCCAACGTGGTTCGTTCTTACGAGTCAACCCACGATCACGAAACCATTGCATGGAGATTGGTCCCATCCAGTTTGTAGAGTATGATATCATCCTCGCCTCATTTATCATATACATCCTAACTTATTTTGATAAAAAAGTCAACCCCTTTTCTACTCGTCAGTAGACGCTGAACTGTCAATTCAGTTGCCATGGTGCGCTTGGACTTACAGATCGGCATTGTAATCCGACATATGCCAGAAGGCGTTGGGGGTAACTCACGTATAGTCACCAGCCAGGAGCAGTGTAGTCTCTGTCCTTTTTATAAGATGCAAAACCATCAAGACCATATGCGGGACAGACCATGATCTTCTCAGGCAAACCCATGCTATCCTTCTCACCTGCTTCACCGCAGATAAAAAACACACCAGTCTTTTCAGACATTGCATGTCTTAGAATGGTCTCGTACTTCTCAACCTTCTTGCGAAGGAGTAGTACTTCTTCATAATAATCTTCAGTCCAATCATCAAATGAGTTATAATCAGTCTTTCGAATTTCCGTTTCTCTTGCTTTTGCAAGATCAAGACATGCGTCCTGCAACCATGCTTTCATCAGTGGATCAATCTGCATGTTCCACGTTTGATTTAGACACTGACGAATAAGGTATTCTGCATTATTAATAAAATCGATGGTATTCATCCTCGCCTCTTTCCAGTGGTTGGATCATTAGCGTCTTCTTTAGATAGTACCTGTAGACCACCTTTGTTATACGCTTGACCGACAACATATTGAGAACTATACATCAGTTTTGTCTCTCTGTCAACTGATTTATTCGTTTGAATCGGTACAATTCTGTTACTGAGAGGAATTTGGTCGGAGTGGTAGGATTCGAACCTACGACCCTCTGGTCCCAAACCAGATACACTACCAGGCTGTGCTACACTCCGTTGAGAAGGATGAACGCCCATCTTACGAAGCCACTTATCATGTTCGATATCGGCTTGTAATTGACGCTTAGACTTTTTAGATTTTTGTTTACGAGTGGATGTTGTTGTCATCCACGGTCCCACAAGATGCATACTCATTAAGAGAACGCTACCATGTACATTAGGATAACTGCCATCAGACAAGAGAAAGCAGTAAACTCAACCAACATCTTCAGAACATTCAACATCATCATTCTCCTTCGTTCATCATGAGAAATGAAATTATCCTTTAGCGTTACCAGCACTTGTCGCCGAACACCTGAGTGTTACCAGACACCATAGCGTTATCAAATACCCTAGCGTTACCACCAGACACCATAGCGTTATCAAATACCCTAGCGTTACCAAACACCTCAGCGTAACCAGACACCCTAGCGTCACCATACACCCAAGCGTTACCATCCACCCAAGCGTCACCAGACACCTCAGCGTTACCATCCACCCAAGCGTCACCAGACACCTCAGCCTTACCAGACACCTTAGCGTAACCAGTTACCCTAGCGTTACCAGTCAACCTAGCGTTATCAGACACCACAGCGTTATCAGACACCACAGCGTTACCATACACCCAAACGTTACCATCCACCCAAGCGTCACCAGACACCCTAGCGTTACCAGTCACCCAAACATCACCAGACACCCTAGCGTTACCAGTCAACCTAACGTTACCATACACCCTAGCGTTATCAGTCACCCTAACGTTATCAGACACCACAGCGTAATCAGACACTCTAGCGGCGCGCCCAACACAAGCAGTGTCTGAAACAGTGGCGGTATCAGCAACCCAACCGCCGCCATTAGGATGTTGGTGGGCGGGAACTGGACCGCTGCCAAAGTCAAAAGTAGTCATGTCATTCACCCCTTCGTTCATCATGTTTATATCATAACAAAAGAATTAATTTTTGTCAACAACTTTTTTCGCATCTTCAGCATCTAGACTTTTCCTTCATCCATTATCAGACACCCTAGCGTAACCAGACACCACAGCGTTACCTTCCACCACGGTGTAATCAGTCACCCTGGCGTAATCAG